CGACGGGTTAAGTATGTCAGAGGTGAAAAATACGTTTTTCATTGATGCGAAGTACTACCTCGTACAAGATAATAGACATCAGAATATCGAATCTATCACATTTTTGAAAATTCAAGGAGCATGAACGAAATATTAACACTAATAGGGCTTGTTATCGGCTGTTTCGCCCTGCTGAAATTCTTGCCGAAAATATTCAAAAATATAGACCTAAACAACAAAATTGGAAAGCTATGAATGACACTCTTTATGTTGGCATTGATCCAGGCGTTAAAACAGAAAAACAAAAAGAAAAAAAGCGATGGCAGAAATTAATTTTTATAATATAGATTGTATTGAGTTTATGAAAACTAAACCCGATAACTACTATGATTTGGCTATTGTTGACCCACCGTATATGGATGGTGATAATAAGGCATTGCAAACACTTGGAACTAACAGAAAAAAGTACAATATAGAAACGTTTAATGCTCCAAAACAAAAATACTTTGATGAATTATTTAGAGTTTCTAAAAATCAAATTATTTGGGGAGGCAATTATTTTACGGATTTTCTATACATAAATAGGTGTTGGTTGGCTTGGGATAAAATTCAAGACTTAGACCAATTTTCAGACTTTGAGCTTGCGTGGACATCTTTTAATAAAGTTTGTAAGAAGTTTAAAAGAGTGTCAAAAGGAGGGTTTTTAACCAATAATACGATAGACCATAAAATACATCCTACACAAAAGCCAGTTGATTTATATAGATGGCAACTTCAAAACTATGCAAAGCAAGGAGATTTAATTTTAGATACTCACGGAGGAAGTATGGGTATTGCAATAGCCTGTGATAAAGAAAATTTTGATTTGGACATTTGTGAAATTGATACAGAATATTTTGAAGCAGGAAAAAAACGATACAATGAATTTAAACAGCAAATTACAATGTTTTAAAAGTGCGGTGGCTTTTTTCTTTTTGTTTTTCCTTCACAGAACTTCAATTGGAAACGGTCAGCAAGGCATTACGCATAACACTAAGCTATACGCTGTTCGACGTTAGGAGAATTGCGTTATAGCGGCTGTTATCTTATATTTCGCCCTTCTGAAATCAAATAAGTATTCAAAAACATAGACCTTAAAACAAAATAAAGAAATGACAGACGACAAGACTACCGCATGGCAAATGATGAATTTGCAAGAAACGCAGAACGCCATTGAAAACAAAATTTTCATGGAGCATAAGGTCAAAAACCGCAAAGCGATGGAAACGGGAACGGACAAGATTATAAAAATGGTATCACAACTCACCAAGTATAACGATTTTCCCGACCACGCACTTGATGATTTTCGTAAATACAAACAACATACGGAACGAATCCACCGTCATTTTGAAACGTACCTATTGAACGATGCAAGAGAAAAAAGGGAAGTGCTGAAAGCGGTAAAAGATATGTGTTCGGGCGTTAGCTTTCAAGTGATACATAGCGAAGAACACAAAGCAAATGAACATTTGAAAATGTCAACTTTTGACGAAATGAGGGAAATTACTTTCACTGTTCAACGCTTGTTTTTTGCCCTTATGGATTTACGAAGTTGCGATGAACAAACTCAACTCAAATTTCAGGCAGGATTTGACAAATTATTGAAAGCGACTAAGCTAGAATTATATTTTCTTTACCTTTTATTGAGTTAATGTTGTTTACTAAACCAATCTTGTTTATATTTGTACCACAATCAAACACCAGAACAATGAGAACGGAAGCCCTTTATTTGCTTGCAATATGCCAATACGAATGCCACAACACTTATCACGAACTGATCCCAATGATTCACAATGGATCGGTTGAAGTATTTCACGAAGTGAACGGTGGCAGGGAAATACTCAACAATCGAAAGGTTAATTCTTTCGATGATGTAATTGATTTTTTAGAAAACGCAAGAATGACACTTTCGCAGGTTCCAGACCGCGAAGGCGAAGCGGTTGACAATCGCCGCAAAGAATCAAGAGAACTTCAATTAGCATAACAAAAAACGCCCCGACGTATTCGTGTACGGCGGGGCATTAAAAACAAAAGAACATGACAAATTTAACAACATTGCCGCCAGAAGTAAGCGAATTGGCTGTAAAAGTCTCAGCTAGTAAACAAGAGGAAGTTCAAAATGTTCTGCAACAAATTTTTGCAGGAACAGATACATGGGAAAAGCAAGTAGATGAAATTGTCGTAAAAGACATTTACGACAAAATGAGCATCGACCTCGCAGAAGTTGCTCGGAAAAACTCAAAAGATGCACGAGTAAGTGCCGAGAAAATCTTCGATGCAAAACGTAGTGAAGTCCAAAACTTCAAAGCGGAGTACGATTTAGAGGATAAACTTTGGCTCAAAGCTAAACAAGTTATGCAAATCAAATTCAAGGCTATCGAGGAAAAAGCGAAGTGGAAAGCGGACTTTGTAAAAAGGTTTGAAGCGGAGCGAAAGGAGTTGAGAACTCAAAAAAGGATTAACGAGGTTTCTAAGTTTACCGAAATCAATAGGATTGAATTTGAAGCAATGAGCGACGAAAGTTTTACAAGTTTCTTAGGTGGTCTAAAAGCTACTCACGAAGCAAAAATTGAAACAGAACGCAAGGCAGAAGATGAACGCAAGGCAAGAGAAAAAGCAGAAGCAGAAGCGAGAGAACGGCAGCAACTAGAGAATGAAAAGCTGAAAAAAGAAGCGGCAATAAGAGAAAAAGAACTTAATGCAGAGCAAGCGGAGAAGCAACGATTGATTGACGCTGAAAGCAAGCGAATAGCGAACGAAAAGTCAGCTCAATTGCAAATCGAAAAAGATGCCAAAAAAGCCGCTGCCGCTCCTGACAAGGTGAAGTTAGTTAGTTACTTAGAGCAAATTAACAACGCTCACAAACCCGTTCTTTTGACCGATGAAGCGAAAGTGATATTGTCTGAAATCGAAACAATGTTAAACAAATTAACCAAATACACTAACGCCAAAATAGAGAAACTATGACAAAGGGACACGAATTATTTCAGATAGCAGTAGAACCAAACTACTACGAGGATGCTGAGAAAGCATACTCAGGGGCTAAACTACTCTTAGTTCGGGCGGCAATGCTTGCAACCGCTACACGCCAACGAATTAGAGCGGGTTTGGGGTTGCCTCCTGAACGCAAAGTTTTTCTTTCAGTAGATTCCGTTCATAGCTATTTCAAGAAACTCGACATATCGAGGTGCTACACGCTCCGAGCGTTCCTTGAAACAATCGAGAGCGAAGAAATTATCACAAAAAGCGACTGGGATACTTTGGAATTGAATGAATCTGTATTCATCAAAATTCAAGACTACTCATGAAGAAAAACGGATTTATAGAACAAACGGCAAAAGATTACGATATACTTTATAGTGAGGTAGAATTTATCTATCAAAAGTGGCGTGATAAAGGACTCTTCTACCAAAAACTTGAAGAGTATATTAATGAACGAGCGTAGTAATTTTGTATGTACTTTCCAATTGTATGAAGAAACTAAAAACATACTTTTACGCAGCTGCGTGGGGGTTCTGCATCATTGCTTTATGGTGCTTTTGCTAATTTTTAAACTTTTATAAACACAAAAAATAATGATCAAGTTTCAACCTTTTGAGTTCGCCAAGGAAAATAAGCCCCGAAAGGGATTATCAGAAAATGAGTTTTCTGTTTGGTACAATAAAAAAAACGGCAACTACGCAATGACTATGAATAATCAATTACGCCAAAGTTATAGATATGTAACTTTTGGGTTAATTGGAAATGAAATAGCGATGCAGTTTAATAACGAAAATATAGGTTTTTCGATATACCCTAAAGTTGCCACCCAAAACCAATCATCTCGCATTGAATCTAAGGACGTTGCGAACCTATTTTTAAAAAACTTTGGCAAAGATAAGGATAGGAAAGTGTTTACTGTTAGAAAAATTGAAGATGGCTTATTTGTAATAAATAACGGGCAATAATCGAAATGCACCCATTTGACGAATTTATAAACGGAATAAAACAAGAAACAATGAACGAAGGATTAAACAGAACAGGTACAATCAAGGCTATCATGCCCGTCGAAAAGGGACAAAAAAAAGATGGCTCTGGTGAATGGCAGAAAATCACCTTTACACTCGAAACGACGGAAGCGTACAACAATAAATATGCTTTTGAAATCTTCGGAGCAGAGAAGGTAGAAGCGTTCAAAAAGTACAACAAAGTAGGCGGCGAAGTTAAGGTAGACTTCAACATTTCGAGGAACGAATACAACGGCAAATTCTACATTACCCTTGCCGCTTGGAAGGTATTCAAAGCTGAGTCGGAGGTAGTAACACAAGCACCATCTCAGAACGTACCCGCTACTGCTTTGATAGCAGACAACAAAGAAGATTTACCATTTTAACAAACGCCCCGAAAGGGGCTTAACCAACCAGAACAAATGACCGAAAAAAAGAACGAGACGTGGAGCATTTTGTCAATAATAAACTGCAATCACAAAGTA